ACGCATTGAGATCAGAAATGTATCAAATGAGGAACATCTAATGGCACTAGCGTTTAGCCTGGAAGAGAAGAAAGAACGCATCCGGCAAGCGATGGAAATATTCAGCGAGACCGGCAGTTGGTCTAACGCAGACAATATCGTACGCAGGCAAAGCGTGGAGAAGTGGATACGCAACCCAGAGCTTCAGGCTTACGCCACAAGCCTTGGATACCAGCAACTCTGTACGGATCCGATTGCAACCTTTGCCCCTGAGACAAAGCATCCACAATGCCGGATGAGTTTTAGCGGGGCAATGGTTCATCTCAAGGAAGGTAGATACCTTTGCCGGGATGGAGCAAGAATCCACTATGCCATCAGCCACGGCGCTCTGGTTATGTACAAACTCGATGGCGCAGGAAACCGGCACTTTGCCGGGCCTGCTTACTTCCGTGGTGCTGATGTCCTTGCAGCTGATTGGGTGATAGTCAAATGAGGATTGAGGAAGCCTTTACGGCACTAAAGTTCGGCAGACCTATCCGCCGTCTAGCATGGGATAAGTATCGGCTGCTCCGCTTTAGTGAGATGTGGATGGGGTTTAGCGGGCAAGACATTGAATGCATCAACGCATCATGCTTGATTACAGGAGCAGACCTGCTAGCCGATGATTGGATTGTCGGACGCTTTCACCCGGTCACTGGTGATGCTACTTGGGGAGATAAAGAATGAAATTTGCTGAAGTGATTCAAGCCTTGATGGCTGGTGGCGGTAACGCCGTATGGCGGGGTGAGTGGGGAGGTTCGGTATTCCTGCGATACTCGGAACTCTGGAACATCTTTGAACTGCATGGGCCAGGCGGAAGGGTGACACAGTTGGAAGAACTTAGCCTGTCACCCGGTGACCTGTTTGCAACAGACTGGGCAGTCGTGAAGCTTGACCCGCGTACCGGGGAGGTAGCCAAATGATTCTTTTTGCTCTTGGTGTCCTGCTCGGTGCTGGATGCTTGGCGGTGTACAACGAAATGTATACACGGTGGCTGTATAACGATGTCAAGAAACGGGCTAAAAAGCAAGGCATCAGCGATGAGAAGATGAGGGCAGCTCTGATGTGGGCTACCTCCGCTGAGATAGGGAAAAACTTAGATGGCAGCACAACCAAACGCGGGTAGACCAACCAAGTACACGCCGCCAACCGTGGCAAAGATAACAGACGCTCTGCGAGGTGGTAACACCCGCAGGGCTTCCTGTGCTGCCGCTGGTATTGACCAGACAACATTTGCCAACTGGCTCAAAGAATATTCTGATTTTTCATACGCTGTAGAAAAAGCGGAAGGTGAAGCCGAGCTGCGGAACCTTGCCGTCATACAAGATGCCACAAAAACGACTTGGCAGGCGGCGGCATGGTGGCTTGAGCGTAAGCACAAGGCTGAGAGGAGTAGCCGGGTAGAGCAGACCGGGGCAGACGGCTCACCGGTCAAGGTCATCGTGGAGTATTCGGACAAACCTGTTGCCTGATATTCGGCTGGTACTACCCAAGCCACACGAAGCCCAGCAGGTCATCTTGCGGGAAGCCAAGCGATTCAATGTTCTTGCCTGCGGGAGACGCTTTGGCAAGACCACCTTGGGCGGTAACCTGCTATCTGATCCGGTACTGAAAGACGGCTTGCCGTGCGCTTGGTTTGCGCCTACCTACAGACTGCTAGAGGAAGCGTACAACGACCATAAAAGGATTTACCAGCCGGTCATCAGGCGAGCTGTGCAGACACCTGCACCGCGCATCGAACTTATCACCGGGGCGGCAATCGATTACTGGACGCTTGATGATCCAAGCACGGTTGCCCGTGGTCGAAAGTACAAGCGGGTAATCATTGACGAAGCGGCAATGGCTAGGCACTTAGAGCAAGCCTGGACGGAAGCAATCCGCCCAACACTAACCGACTACAGGGGGGATGCTTTCTTTCTGTCTACACCTAAAGGCTCTAACTACTTCAAAACCCTTCACTCAATGGCGGCTGTAGATCCGGACTGGATGTCTTGGCAGATGCCTACCACGGCTAACCCGTGGATAGACCCGCTAGAGGTTGACAAAGCCGGGGAGTCTTTGCCGAGCATCGCGTTTAGGCAAGAGTATTTAGCCGAGTTCGTCGATGCGGCGGGAGCTCGTATCAAGCGTGAATGGTTGCGCTTTGGGGATGCTCCTGAAGGATTGCCGGTCTACCTTGGTGTTGACCTTGCTATCTCAACCAAGGCGGAAGCAGACTACACAGCCGTGGTTGCCCTGAGCCGTGGTGAGGATGGCACGATCTACGTGCTCGATGTCAACAGGACAAGGGCAGACTTTGCCAGCGTCCTGCGGTTCATCGAGATGATGGCCGATAAGTGGAAACCGGTCATGATTGGCATCGAGCAGGTGCAGTACCAAGCCGCTGTTGTGCAAGAGCTTATGAGGCGGACGAAACTGCCTATCCGGGGCATCCGCCCAGACCGTGACAAAGTGACCCGCTTTGGGCCACTGGAAGCCCGGTACGAGCAAGGGCAGGTAATCCACGTTGACGGCTTGCCACCTTACTGGCAGGATGAGTTGCTATCCTTTCCTGTCGGCAGGCATGATGACGTGGTGGACGCGATGGCTTACGCTTGGCAGGTGATTGGACAGCGCAAGGGTTGGGGAGCGGTGTAAAAATATATCTTTTATATCCTTGCAGTATATATACTTAGAGTGTATATTACTTACATCAAGCAGGGAGATAGATAGATATGAAGAAGCCACGCTACAGTTTGTACATTGAAGAAAAAGATGAGTTCGTTATTGTTATTGTTCACGTGAATGGATTCTGTGCGTGGTGCCGATACTACAAAGATAAGACAAAAGCAGATATCTTGGCTGAAGTCGATCAATATGAATCAACAGTCGAATATGCTAAAGAGATTAGCAAAGATGAAAAATACTCATATTGCTATTGATACAGGCCCCCGCAAGGGGGCTTTTTTGTTTCTGTGGGATACTACAGCCATGGGTATCTTTGACCGCTTCCTTGGGCGTAAAGCCGCAGCCAACCCGACTCAGGCACTACCGCTGCCATTGTCCCAGTCACGGGACATCTACCTAACCGGGTACGGCTCAGGTCAGCTGCAAACCTTGCTACGCCGTGCGCTTCCTGGCTCAACTAAAGATTGGTCACGCATAGCCGGTGACCTTGGGCTTAACGGGGTTGTTGCAAGCGCCATCGACTGGTACGTTCGGAACTACCCACAGGCAACCGCTAGATACTACCGACCGGTAGATAGCCAGCAAGCAGAGCCTGTAGAAGACCACCCGGTTATCAAGCTCATGGCTCAACCGGATCCAATGATAATGGGTAGCCTTTTCTGGTCTTGGGTTATTCAAGACTACAAGTTATTCGGCAACACGTACCTCCGTAAGATTCGATCTACTACCCGTGGCGTAGTGACTGCTTTGCAGTTCTTGCCGCAGGACATGGTGCGCCCTGTCGGTAACGGTGTCAACCCTTTGACCCACTACATCTACACCACGGACGGCAGGAGTTTTGACATCCCGGTATCCGACATCATCCATATCCGCTACAACAGAGACCCGCAGGACATCCGCTTGGGTAGGTCTCCTGTCATGGCTGTACTGCGTGAGATAGCCACCGACAACACGGCGAGTACAACCGCTTACGGTTTGCTTGCGAATGGCGCTATGCCATCGCTCATTGTGGGGCCTGATGCCAAAGACCAAACCGTAGATATCAGCATGGACGATGCCCGGCAGGTGAAGCGGCAGTTACACGAAGACCTTACCGGTGATGGTTCAGGTGGCATCGTGGTTATGACCGGTGCATACAAGTTAGACCGTGTATCCTTGACCCCGTCCGAGCTTGCTTTGGATTCGGTGAGACGTGTACCGGAGGAGCGCATCTGTTCTGCCATGGGCATCAACCCTATGGTGCTTGGACTTGGCGCAGGGCTTGACAGGTCTACCTACAACAACTTTGAACGCGCCCAACAGGCGGCATGGGAAGACGGCATGGTGCCTTTGCTTCGTACCCTTGCCGATGCGATTACAGCCGACTTGCTACCTGAGTACCCAGAGACCCAAGAGGGTGACTTTGTCCAGTATGACTTGGAAACTGTCAGGGCTCTGGCTGATGACCTAGCGGCGGAAGCCGATCGGGCAGAACGGTTGTACAAGGCTGGCATCATTGACCGTGCGGAAGCAAAGCGCATTGCCGGGCTTGAAGCCGTACCGGAAGACACCGGGGTACTACATCCATCCGCTATCAGCGTTCAGGCTGGCACGGGTGCATCACTAGCCGAGACAACCAACGCGGCTGGTATCTTGATTCGGTCTGGCTACGATCCGGGTAGCGTGACTAACTTCCTGAACCTGCCAGTGCAGCACACAGGAGCCGCACCGGTTACCCTGCGAGATGAAGCAGCCAAGGCACTAGCCGCAAAGTTTGCACCAACTGATGCCATGCGGGAAGCGGCACAACGTGCTTTGGATTGGAAGGCTGAAGGGTTCGATGGTGGGACGCGGGTAGGCTTGGCAAGGGCTAACCAAATCGTGAACGGGGAGCAGTTATCCGAGGATACGATTCTACGGATGTATTCTTTCTTTAGCCGCCATGAGGTTGATAAGCAGGCTGAAGGGTTCAATGCTGGTGAGGAAGGTTTCCCTTCACCCGGTAGGGTAGCCTGGGACTTGTGGGGCGGTGATGCTGGCTTTAGGTGGTCTACATCCAAGCGGGACGCTATGCAGCCTGATGGCAAGAGCCTTGACGGTGACCACGTCTGCACTCCGGGGGTAGTGTACAAGTCTCACCCTTTTTACGGGTACGAGCTGGAGCCACTACCAAACGAGTAGATGACGGCACCGCTCGTATATATGCAGCATCGCAGAAGTTCCGCAACGAACTATTAGACCGTGAAGGCGTAGCCATAAGCCGGATGCAACGGGCGTACAAAGCAGCGACCAAGGCAAGCATCGATGAACTCGAAGCGTTGGAGGGTAGGATAGCCGAGCGTGAAGCCAACGGCGAACCACCAAGCGAAACCATTGAGTTCATGCGCCAGCGGATCATAAGCAACATTGAGGAACTTGGGCGCAACCTGAAGAAGTTCAGCGTTGAGGGAGCAATCATAACGGAAGATGGACAACTTGAAGCCGCTAAAATTGCGAATGATGCAACACCGAGCCTCGTTGAAGCGGCAGCTGGTCGTAAACCCGCCAATGTATCCCTTGGTTCTTCATGGACGGCGCTACCAAACGAGCAACTGCAAACCTTCGTCGGCATGGCTGGCGATGGTTCACCTCTGGCTGAGTTATTTGCAACCATCCCACAAGTAACCACCGATGCCATGCAGATGGCTTTAGTACAGGGCATAAGCCTTGGTGAAGGGCCACGAACCGTAGCACGGCGGGTACGCAAAGCGGCTGACATCGGTAGGTATCGGGCAGAGACCATTGCACGTACCGAGATGATTCGGAGCGCGAGAGAAGCACAACGGCAACTCTATACCGAGAATCCTTCAGTCAAGGGTTTTAGGCGGCAGGCTACGCAAGACAGCCGCGTATGTCTGGCGTGTCTGGCTTTGTCCGGTACGCTTCAGGCTACCGATACCATCATGCCAAGCCATCCTAACTGTCGGTGCGTGATGATTCCTGAAACGCTTTCATGGGCAGAGATTACCGGGGATGACAGCATCCCAGACACGCGCCCCCCGGTAGCAACTCCGGAGCGTATTCTTGATGGTTTGTCTGATGATGACAAACTAAAAATCATGGGTTCAAAGAGATACGAAATGTATCTAAACGGCATGAAGTTACAGGACATGGTTGATGTTGTACCTAACCGTGATTGGGGGCCTAATACACGGGTTAAACCATTGCGTGATTTGGGTATTGATATTAAGCCTACACAACCGAAACCTGTAGTGTTGAAACCTAAACCAGTCAAGCCAGTGGAACAACCGAAACCTGTAGCTGAACCTAAGCCAGCGCCTAAAGCACCAAAGCCCGTTGTTGAAAAGCAACCAGCGGTGGTGGTACCAAAGACACCAACAGTCGTTGAGGTCAAGCCGTCTATACCTACTGCACGGACAGCAGAATCTTTGCGTGATCGCATGAGGGAAGTACGGCAAAAGTACAAAAAGGTTGAAGAAGAATATGCTGCACTGCAACCTGAACTTGACGAAATAGAAGCAAAATTAGACGTAATACAAAAACCTTATCTTGAAGGCGAAGACGGCGGTAAATATCTATTCTATTCATTCACTGGGAAACCTGGGCCTTGGGCTTCACATCCAGATTTTGAATCATTAAACAATAGACGTAATGAATTGCGTGATAAACGTCAAACTCTATCTGATGTTATTGATTCAAACAAAGAAAAAATGGCAGATGAAATCAAGCAGGTTATGAAGTCTGACAACCCGATAAAAATAGATTTCCTTGAAAGAGATAGCAATATTTCTAGAGAGCAATCTATACGCTCATCGGGTAATGGTCAGAATTCAGAAATACCTACGCAAGTAGAATATGAAAGATATAAGCGTGGTGTGGTTGAGGCAATGGCATACATTGATGACCGACCTCTACAAGCTGTGTTCCCAAGACCAACTAACTTGAATGCAAACCAACTTGTGTTGGCAACCGGGCGTGGTCGGCCTAACGTAGGTGGTTGGTATTCTCCAACAACTAATGTTTTGTCCATCAACCAAAACATCGGGCAGGGAATGGTTCAACCTGAAAACCTTACAATCGGTCACGAATTTATACACCACCTTGATATGAATGATATTCGATTGAGGAAAGCCACTATAGACTTTTACAACAAGCGAACCAGATACGACACTGCCGTACAAACCAGCGTAGGCATTGTAAAGAAGGATCAATGGTTTAGACAATATGCCGGATTGGTTAACCCTGCTCCGCAGTTGACCGGTATAGAAGTTCCAACGGTCGGTATGGAACGTATGTTGGAAGACCCGCTGGGCTTTGCTGAAGGTGACTTTGAGTACTTCAAGTTTATGGTGGAGAACGTATTATGCGCATCGCAACCGTAACAGTAGGGGTAAGTGTTGGGACACTGGACTACATAGACGAACAACTTGTACTTGGTGGTTTCCTTGAGCCTTTTGGTGAAATCAAAAACCTATCAAAACTATTGCAACAAAAAGGTATTGAGCCAAGCATCACACCCGTATACGTGGATTTGATTGAATGGTTTAGCAACCAGTCATATGCACAGGTTATCTACGAGAACATCATCCCTGAGTACACAGAAGCTCCAAATAACTTCATATAAGACCGTGTGGGATACTTACGATATGGACGTGCTAACATCTTTCCCTGATGCCATCAAGAGCGATAGGCTTGGCTATGTCAAGGGTTATCTGGTGCGCTTCGGTGATACGAAGACCGCAGACCTTGAAGGTGACTACTTTACGAAGTCAACCGACTACGGTTTCCCGATGGAATCCGGCAAGCGCGTACCTTTGAACGTTTACTACCATCACGGTATGGATGCTCAGGTAGGAAAGAAGTCTATCGGTACCGGCTACATCAAGATGGACGAAACCGGGCTTTGGTACGAAGCGCAGCTAGACTTAGCCGACGAATACGGCTCGATGATTGCGAAGCTCTGCAAGCAAGGCAAGATGGGTTTTTCATCTGGTGCCGCTGCTCATCTGGTTGAGCGTAAGAGCATCGGCGGTGCCGCTGAAATCACACGCTGGCCTATCGCTGAGGCATCGATTACCCCAACGCCAGCCGAGTATCGTAACAGCGTGAAGACCCTCAAGGAGTACTACGGCATGGAACCCATGATGGACATGGAAGAAGAAGAGATGGTCATGGCTCCAATGCCAGATCAAAGCCCTGAAGAATACGCCGTATCGGTCTTTGATGAATCCGAAGGTGACCTAATCCACGAAGGATTGGAAGCCTACTACGATGCACTCTGTGGAGCCATCGAAGCCGTATCCGATCAAGCCATGGCGGATGCCATCATTGATGAGTTTGCTAAACGTGCTAAGGCGCTCTTTGCCATGCACGGAATGAAAAGCGTAGCACCCGCATCATTGCGTGGTGTAGAACGTCGGCTGCGGGATGCAGTCGGTTTGTCACGGTCAAGCGCCAAGCGCTTGGCTCCAGTAGTCTGGGAATCTCTGCGGGATGCAGACCAGCCTGATGAGCAGCCGTCCATCGTAGTCGAGGCGAAAGCCCATGATATTGATGAGCGAGCCGAACTGCTCGCCCGTCTGGAGTTGTTACAACAACTATGACAATCGAACAAATGCAGGCTAAGCGCGAGACGCTTTTGGCTACTGCGCGTGAACTCGCATCCGGTGATGGTGACCTTTCACAGGTCAAGTCCATTATGGCAGAATCTAACAGCATCCAAGAGCGTATCGAGACCATCAAGAGCCTCGGCGCTACCGCTCCTGTCGCTACCCCAGCGGTAGATGCCAAGCCATGGAAGGGCGGCATCAACGTTCAGAAGAACCCATTCCAAGGTGATGCTGACGAGAAGAATCTAAAGGCTTACACCTTTGGTCAGTTTGCTCGCCACCTCGCTGGTGTCAAGTCCGCTACACAGTGGCTTCAGTCCAATGGACACCTGAAGGCGCAGACCGAAGGCACGGACACCGCTGGTGGTTATACGGTTCCTAACATCGTTGCATCAGATCTTATCTGGCTCCGTGAAATGTACGGTGTTGCTCGTCGTAATAGCCGTATCTACCCGATGTCCTCGGATACGCTCTTGGTTCCTTCCGCTACTGCATCGACCACCGTCTACTATCCATCGGAAGCAACAGCAATCACGGCATCCGACATTACCTTTGGTCAGGTATCCCTTTCCGCTAAGAAACTTGCAGTCCTCACGATTGCATCCAAGGAACTTGGCGAAGATACGGTTATTGACCTCGGTGCTGCTCTTGCCCGTGACATGGCTTACGCCATTGCTAAGGAAGAGGACAACGCCTGTTTCAACGGTGATGGAACTAGCACCTACGGATCTATCACAGGTATCCTTAAGGCTGTCTACGGACTGAACGCAACTAAGGCTAACATCGCTGGCGTTGTTCTTGGTGCCGCACTTTCCGGTGCTGCTTTTAGTAACTTTACACTGGCTAACTTCCAGAGCATGGTTGCCAAGTTGCCAACGTATGCAGACAATGCCAAGTGGTATATGCACAAGGACTTGTTCTTTAACGGTGTTGCTGACAAGCTGATTGCACTCGGTGGTAACGCCATCTTGGACATCCAGAATGCTTACACCACTGCTCCTACACTCTTTGGATATCCAATCGAGTGGGTTCAGAATATGCCGTAAACGCCAGCTGCAACCACTGCGGTTGCTATCCTTGGTGACCTTAGCAAGGGTGTTGCTTTTGGTGATCGTCGTTCGATGACTGTCGAAGTTTCTGACCAAGTCAAGTTCGTTGAGGACGCTCTTACCTATAAGGCAACCGAGCGTTTTGCTTTCAACGCGCATGACGTTGGAAACGTTACCGCAACAGCGGCTGACAAGGTTCCAGGTTCGCTTATCGTCTTGGCAACCACAACCGCTTCCTAAGCGTAGCCCCTCAATCAAGCCCTCGGCAGACGTGCCGGGGGTTTTTCTTTGTGTGGGATACTTAGGACATGATGACCAGAGCCGAGGCAATCGCACAAGTTTCACTTTTTGTGTCTGCCCAGTCCTACCCGCAGATGTCTACTACGGACATCGGTTCCATCCTTGATTCCTTTTCCCGCTTCACGACTTGGACAGCGGCAACGGTCTACTCTGTCGGTGACCGTGTGGTTCCTACAACGCCCAACGGGCGGGTTTATGAGTGCAGGGTAGCCGGTACCTCAGGGGCTACACAACCAGAGTTCCCTGCCTATCCGCCGTATCAGTTCAAGGGCTGGGAAGTAGACGAAGGCACAAGCGACCCTAACCTAACTTGGGTAGACCAAGGCCCGATCAATGTAGAAAGATACGACGTACGCACAGCCACCCGGCAAGCGTGGCTAATCAAAGCCAGCCGTGTAGCGGCAGACATCGATGCTAAGGAAGGCACATCCGATGTCAAGCTTAGCCAGTTGATGCAGAACTGCTTGACCATGGCTGACAAATACCGACCGGTGGTTTTCGCATGAGTCCGATTCTACGCTCCACCATTCAAGCCGGTATGGTACGCAACTTGTGCCAAGACCGGGTAGAGATTCACCGCTTCACCCTGACCGAAGATGGGCGTGGTGGAGTGACTGAGACATGGCGCAAGGTTGCCGAGTACAACGCCCGCCTAACCAACCAGAGTGACACAGAGAGCATTGTAGGTAGCTCTATCGCATCATCTGCCCAGTGGACGCTTATCATCGCTGTAGGGGCTGATGTGATGCCACAGGATAGGGTGTACCGAATAGGCGATGAAGCCAAGTACTACGATGTCATTGGATCAGACTTTGGACAGACTGAATTATTGGTACAACATTGTGGACTGGTGGAACGAACCTCATGAGTGCAAGCGAGTGGACGGCTATAGGTATCTTTGTGGCGGGCTTAGTTGTTAGCCTACTGGTCTACATCGTGCAGTTTCTGCACAAGATGGATAAGCGCAACGAGGTTGACAGCATCACGATCAAAGACCACGGGCATAGGCTCGGTAAAGTTGAGACCGACACCGGCGAACTGAAGACA